AAACTAATTTTATGTTTATCACCTATCCACAACCAAATAGACAAGTAGCTATCATCATTCCTACTGGAGATGTTAATGACGCAATCAAAGATGTTCCAGAAGGAGTAGAATACAAGATTGTTGAGTCAGTTGACATTGATAATGACTACTTCAACGCTTACGAGTTTGATGCTGAAACTGGCTCAAAGGTAAACATTGAGAAAGCGAAAGCTATTCATCTTGATAAGTTCCGCATTGCTCGCGCTCCTAAACTCTCCAAGCTCGACATTGATTTTATGAAGGCAGTTGAAGCTAACGACGAAGAGAAGAAAGCTGAAATCATTACTGCTAAACAAGCACTCCGCGATGTTACTTTGACTGCACTTCCAGATGATCTTGCTGGTATCAAAGCAACTTGGCCTGATATTCTCCTTTAAACCTTTTTTATTCTTTTCAACATTGCCCCACTATAAATAATTAATATGGCAATGGACTGTACAACATCTCTACCTGTTTCTTCTTTCTACAGCAGTAACCTCAATAGCATCATGGACAGCTATGAGAGGGTTGGGCAAAGAATATGTAGAAGTCTTGGTGCTCCAATGATCAATTTGGAAGTACACGATGATCAATTAAATGAGTTTATATCTATAGCCGCTGAAATGTTCACAAGATTTGCAGGATATACTAGGGAATATCTTGTGTTTGACAGTAATCTTTATGAAAGAGACAAGGGGATTAGACTCGATGTATTGTTCTCCCTATCCAGAGATTTCAATGCAAGACTAGAAATAGAAAATCCAAATAAAGATATTCAAAAAGCATATACCATTGGTAAAATGGTAATTGGAGATCCGAATGCCCCTTGGATTTATCAAGTAGCGAAACAAAACAGTGTTGGAAAACCAGTTCTCGATCTTCTTAATTCATATGACTACATGATGGATAGTTATAGAAAGGTTATATCTGTAACGGACTTTGAAGAGGGTTCCACAACTGGAATCAATACGCTATTCACAATTGAACAAACTCTTGCACAACAAACATATTTTTCATATTCAATGGGGAACTATGGATTCGATCTTGTTTCTTGGAGCATTCTTAAAAACTGGTTGGAAGATAGAGAAAAAATGCTCGCATTAAGGCGTGATATTCAGTTTGATGAAAGAACCCAATACATGAGAATCACACCCCAACCTAAAATGGGTTCATCTCCTTCTAGATTTTGGGGTGCTGTTTCTTGCTATGTTGAAAGACCATTATCTGATATTATCAAGGAACCTTGGGTATATCAATATGCACTCGCATTGACTAAAATTTCAATCGGAAATGTAAGAGGAAAATATACTAACGCACCATTGTTTGGTGGCGGTGTTATTAACTATAATGATTTACTATCCCAAGGTTTGAAAGAAAAAGATGCCTTGGAAGCTCAATTGTATACTGGTGCATCGGCAGGGATGGGGGCAAGTGACCCCATATTGTTCTGCGTTGGTTAAAATGTTAATAATAAATAACTTATATGTTTGGTGGAAGAGTCCAGTTTGAAGGTAACTACGAACCACAAAAAGGTTTGAACGATATGTTTTCACAAATGAAAGATATTCTGAACCATCACGCTCCTCAGAAAGAACCAGAATATATTTCAAGTGGAATGCACCCCATGATTTCCGTTGATCAAGCAGCAAAGGAATTACTAGAAATGTTAAAAGGTGTTGCAATATGAAACTCACATCGATTAACAAAAAATTCCGACAAGGAATTTATAAACCAGTAAACGAGAAAAAATATAGGGGAAATGATTATCCAAGGTTTCTTTCATCTTGGGAATTGAAACTATTTCGTTGGTGTGATGCAAATAATGATGTGATTGAATGGAGTTCAGAAGGAATTGCTATACAATATCAAAATCCAGTAACAGAGAAAACTTCTGTTTATTTTCCAGATGTTGCAATAAAAATGATGGTAAATGGAGTATTGAAAAAATATCTTGTTGAAGTAAAACCACACAAGCAAACCATAGATCCAAAGACAATGGATCATGGTAGAAAACGCAAGAAGACAATAATTTACGAAAGTTTAAATTACTTAAAGAATCAAGCCAAATGGGAGGCCGCTAAAAAATTTTGCCTCAAGCATAACTATGAATTTACAATTTTGACAGAAAAAGAACTTGGAATTTGATAGCAAGAATATAAATAAATAAAACATATGGCATTTAAACTATTAGTTGATCAATACGCAGATAACGAGGAATTCGAAATCATAAAAGAAGAAACCAACAATAAATCAAGACCTTCTTATTATGTAGCTGGACCTTACATGGTGTGTGAAGAGGTTAACAAAAATAAACGTGTGTATGATCGAGAGGAAATGCGCAGAGAAGTTCAACGTTATACAAGTGAAATGATTTATGCTAAAAGGTCGCTAGGTGAATTAAATCATTCGAGTCAAGCTGAGATTAATCTTGATAGGGCGTGTCACTTGGTTACTGAATTGAAAAATGAAGGCAACACATATATTGGGCGATCCAAGATTCTTTCAACTCCTTGTGGCTTGATTGTTCAAGCATTAATTGATGATGGTGTTCGTATTGGCATGTCTACAAAGGCTCTTGGAAAACTCGCGGAGCAATATAATGGTACAAATCGCGTAAGTGACTTCAGACTAGTTGGAGTTGATTGCGTTGCTGATCCATCTTGCCCCAAAGCATTTGTTAATGGTATATTAGAATCAAAAGAATATGTTCTTGCGGAAGATGGTTCCTTTGAAGAATCTTATGATTCATTCCAAGAACGTATTTCTAGACTTCCTAGAAAAAATGTGGAAGATTACTTGAAAGATCAAATTTTGGAATTCTTTGGTAAGATTTCCAAAGTAATGTAATTATTAGAGTTCGTAATAACTCTTTTTATTCTTGCTCAATTCGAGTTTATTGATAAACTCTTTCAATAAAATAAAGACATCATCCGTTGTCATTATTTGAGATATTTTCGACTCAACTACTCTAACCCAAGTTTCGCTATTGTCCTCGTATATATCATGTAACATCTCATGTATTACTGTCGGTACTATTTCCCTTCTGTGATCAATCGATATATCATCACCAGAATTCCACATACCCCTAGCACGGTTCATTTTTTTTAATTTAAAAAAACCAACTGGTTTCTTTTTAATTTTTTTTATAATATCTTTGAAAACAGATCGTAAGATATTTTCATCCATTTCTTTTGGATTGAAATTTTTTTCCATCTTCATCAAAGTATTTATACATGAAAATATGAAATCGTCAATGCATAAAAAATGGAATAAATGTGATAAATAGTTCAACTCAATATCATGGATTTTTCCGCGAACCATTTTACACCGATCATTGTCGCTCTTATCACTGGCATCGTATCTCCATTGTGTCTACAAATTTTTCAAAATATACAAAATAAGAAAAATGAAAAAAAGAAACAGAGTCTAAACAAACAACATACCATAGAAAATGGAGAACTTATACTTTCGAAATTGGAATCTATAAGGGAAAAATTTAAATGTGACAGAGTATGGATAGCTGAATTTCACAACGGAACAAAGACATATTCAGGAAAGAGTTTTCAAAAATTTTCAATAACATATGAAGTTGTTAGCCAAGGAATAGCAACAGAAGCTATCAATACACAAAGCATCCCAACATCAATATTTTCCCCATTCTTTAAAAAATTAATAGAAGAATATTATTGCCTAATAGAAGACATCAATAACCCAAATGATCCGATATGTGTATCAATGAAAAGCTTTTGGGAAAACAGGGGAATATCGAGCTTCATTGCAATATCAATCAAAGACATAAGAAATAATTTTGTAGGGTTTCTTTGTTTAGATGGGGTAATAAATGACCTCAATATATCAAGCGATGATATACAAAAATTAATAGTTAATGCATCAAATTTTGCTGGATATTTGGAAACGGAAACATGATTATAATTACCTCAACCATTTTATCTTATGTATTTGGATGCCTGATAGGTAAAAAATTGTTGAGTTTATTTTTATCATATAGAGATTATCTAAAATCTCTTGACATATAGTTTCTTTTAGTAAATATTACCATACACACTTTCAACAGAAAGGAGACACACATACACATGAACAAAAACGCATACGAAATCCGTTTGGAACTTCTTCAAATGGCACATACCGATGAATACAACAAGTATCATCACAAGCTCGATACAATTCGTAATGATAAAGGTTTATTGGATAATGTTGATGCAATTGATGCATTAACACCAAAGACATCCGATATTATTGCAAGAGCAGAAGAACTGTACAAGTTTATTTCTGAAAAGTAATTACAACTTGAACAAACAGAAAAACCCCTTGGGCCTTAAAAACTCAAGGGGTTTTTTTCTTTTTCAATACGCAATTTGGAACCATCTTCTTTCTTTTTTTCTTCATACCAACTTGTTTATAGTTTTTCCAACAAGCTTCTTTCAAAATATTTTCTATGTGTTTATCGAATCGCATATTTTATTATATATTTAGGAATTATAAATAAATAATTTAATAATGTTAACCTTTAGAAAATTTTTAGTAGAGAAGATAGTGGGTAATACTGGATGGGTTTACCATAGGACACAGGATAATCCAGAGGAATCCGATATTGTTACACAAGGTATTAAACCATCCATAAATCAAAGTGCTATGTATGGTAGAGGGTTATATTGTTGCTATGACCTAGATCAGCAATTAAAACCAGAAATGGAAAAATATGGTGATTATATTTTAAAAGGTAAAATTGACTTGAATGGTTTTGCAACACTAGATGAAGATATATATCAATTAGCCAATCCAAAAGGTAATTTCTCAAGTCATTTGAGAAAAATAGGAACTGATATTGAAAATGTCAAAGATGAGACACCTTATACATCATCTATAGCACAAAATATATGGAAAGAATGTAAACAAAATGGTTACAATGGTATTATCTTTACGGGAAGGAATGATGGCAAAGTTGCTGTTATATGGAACAGAAGAAACTTTATACCATATCAATATAGTAAAGATAATGGTGTAACATGGAAAAAATTAAAACCAGATATAAAAGCAATTAAAAGACCATTTGATCCAGAATATGATGACGATGATGAGACGATAAAATTTTCCAAAATATTAAAAAGAATACAAAATAAAGAAGAAATTGGTGATTTAATTGTTCCAGAAAATTTCAATGGTGTTTTATATTTAGAAAATTTAAAAAAATGTGGAGATATTTATGCTGCTAGTGTATCGCAAGTAGATCTACCTCAATTACAAATAAGTAAAGATTTAATTTTAAATTATGCTGATGAAATAAACTTACCACAATTAAAAACAAGTGGTGGCATTTATGTTAGCGGTGTAAGAAAATTAAACTTACCACAATTACAAGAAAGTGGCCCTATTCATGCTGGTCAAGTAACAGAAATAAACTTTCCACAATTACAAAAAAATGGGGGATTTAATACTCAAAGAGCAATAGAATTAAACCTACCAAAATTGCAAACAAGCGGATTTATAAATGCCGAAAGAGCAATTAAAGTAAACATACCAGAATTAAAAGAATTAATTGGGTATATTGCATTTCACAATTTAAAAGAATTAAACTTACCACAATTGCAAACAGTTAAAGATATTTCTGCTATAAAATCAACAACAATAAACTTACCACAATTGCAAACAGTTAGGGATATTTTTGCCAGTGGCGCAATTGAAATAAATCTACCTCAATTACAACAAGGTCGTAATATACATGTTGAAAGGGCATCAACAATAACAATACCGAGAAAGTTCATGGAAAATAATGCTAAAAATGTAAAATGGGACGCATTTAAGGATGGTTTTAAATTTATACATCCAGATGACAATCCCGAAATAAAAGTAGATGAGAATGTTACATTCAAAAAGTATTTGATGTTGAAAGAAAGTCTTGTTCAGATTCCTCTTGACTCTGCATATGAAATATTCAAGAACGAATATGACAAGTCAACAGGAACAAGTTGGACTTATGACAAGTTCACGGGAAGGGCGAGGAATTGGGAGTTCTATGGTGATGAAAAAGGATATGTTGCGATAAGAAGACAAAGATCTGGTCTTGTGAAACTTGTTGGAATGGCAGGAGACAATAGATCGAAACTAAAGGGAATAAACGATCTCATATCAATGAAAATGCCTCTTTGGGGTATGGTAAGTAAAGATATAAAAGATATTGCGGTGAGAAGAGGAATGAGAGAGCCAAACTTCCTTGAAAGACAAGTATTAAAGAGAAGTATACCCCCAGAGGTATTAGGTGGTGCAGAGATACTTGAATATCAAAAAGACGGTGGTATAAAGTTACAATATCCAGACGTTGGAGTTGTTGTTAAATATCTAGTTGGAACTCCAGAGTATTATGCTAAACTGAGAACGATGCTTGGGGATAAAGTAAAGGAGAAGATACTAGGATGATAACTTTTAGAAAATTTTTAGTCGAGAAGGTGGTTGGTAATACTGGATGGGTATATCATAGGACACACGATAATCCAGAGGAGTCCGATATTGTTACACATGGTATTAAACCATCTACGAATCAATCTGCAATGTATGGTAAAGGTTTATATTGTTGCTATGACTTTGATCAACAACTAAAACCAAACATGGAAAAATACGGTAAGTATATTTTAAAAGGTAAGATAGACTTAAATGGTTTTGCGATATTGGATGAAGATATATATCAATTAGCGAATCCAAAAGGAGATTTTGAAAGTCATTTGAGAAAAATAGGAACGAGTTTAATGGAAGCAAAAGACATATCCATTTTACCATATACATCTAGAATAGCTCAAAGAATATGGAAGAAATGTAAACAAAATGGTTACAATGGTATAATTTTTACTGGAGAGAATGATGGTAAAGTTGCTGTTATATGGAACAGAAGAAACTTCATACCTTATCAATATAGTGAAGATGAAGGAAATAATTGGGTAAAACTTGATCCCGATATTGCATCGATTAAAAGAAAAGAAGATCCAGAATATGATAAGGATGATGAGACTGTTAATTTTTCAAAAATATTGAGAGAAATAAAAGATAAAGAAGAAATTGGAGATTTAAATGTTCCATATAATTTTGAGGGCGTTTTATTTTTAGAAAAATTAAAAAAATGTGGAAATATCTCTTCCTCCAATATATCAGAAATACGCTTACCACAATTACAAAAATGTGGGAATATTGTTTTTGAGTATGCAAAAAAAATATATTTACCAGAATTAAAGGAAAGTGGGAATATTAATTTATTTTATGTTAAAGAATTAAATCTACCAAAATTGATAAAAAGTGGGGATGTTAGTGCTCCTAGAGCGAATATAATAAACTTACCAGAATTACAAGTAAGCTCTAATTTATTTTCAAATGATACTGTGGAAATAAACCTACCACAATTACAAGAATGTGGACATATTAATTTCCATAAAGCAATGATAGTAAATCTTCCGAGATTGGAAAAAAGTAAAAATATTGAAATTAAAAGGGCAGTGAAAATAAACCTATCAAAATTAAAAGAAAGTGGTGAAATTTTTGCCGAACAAGCTTCAACAATAATAATACCGAGAAAGTTCATGGAAAATAATGCTAGAAATGTAAAATGGGACGCATTTAAGGATGGTTTTAAATTTATACATCCAGATGATAATCCTGAAATAAAAGTAGATGAAAATGTTACATTTAAAAAGTATTTGATGCTAAAGGAAAAAATAAATCTCCTCAACGAATGGACGAGGGAAATAATGCCAAAAGTTTACGAAGCATTGGAAAAGTATGATGATCCAATGGTTGGTGTTCATTTTTCAAAAGGTGTTCCAAAAGGTAGAGATGAAGAAGTAAAAGTTCCACATCTTGGTATAAACCCAAGACCATTTCACAATGATCCAATTGGAATATATGCATTTCCAAAAGATTATGTATTAAGTGGTGGTTTGGAGAAAAATCCGAGTTTTAGAGAATCCTCTTATTATTATATTGTTAAACCTTCATCTAAAGCAAATATTCTAAATCTTTCCACAATGAGTTATTCCGATGCGCGTGAAATTCTTATTAAAATGGGAATAGATAGTCCAGATGGAGAATCTTACATGGACGATCCGAGAATATTCCATTATTCAAAAGGAGAATTAAAAGCTGGTCACAAATTTTGGGGAGTATTGGAAATTGTAAGGAAGGAAATAGAAAACTCTGGAAGAAATTCATCTTGGAATTTTTTGTTCAGGAATTCTGGTTATAATGTTTTATACGACGAGGGTGATGCGATCATACACTCAAATGAACCATCGCAAATTATATATCTGGAATCATCCGCAATGGAAGTATTGGATCAAGGAAAACAAGATGATTCTGCTAATAAGATATATTCTTTTTTCATTAAACATTTTCCAGAATTAAGACCTGAAAAAACAAAGGATAACTGGGATTCAGAATTATTGAAATTACACTCAAAAGATAATAGTTATATATTATATGTTTACCCCCCATCCTATGGAAAAATAAAAATTAAAATATACTCGGTAGTTGATTACACGAATAAAAAAGAAATTCTAGTCTCTTTAGAAGATTTGGATGAAATATCAGTAAATTATATAAAAAAAACTATATCTGGCATGAATATGCTTCCTAAAGGAGAAAAGGAAGTTCCTCCAGTATTGGAATCTATATCAAAGAGATTTAATATCAAATTGAAAAAAGATGAAAGAGGGGATTGGGAGATAAGACAAAAGTACCAAGACGCAGACAAAGATTATATTATAACATTTTATATCAGAAAAAATAATGATGATATAATTTTTGTTCTGAATAAAAAACAGAAGTCCATGAATTATAATACATTTGGTTATAATGAAGCGGCTCTTATTAAGTATAGGGAAAAATATAGTCCAGAGGAAATTGTTGATATGGGATTAAAGGAATTGGAATTCAAAAGATATGGAAGCGTATCTGTCAATCACGATGCAATGAAGACAATAGGATTACTAAGAAAGAGAGTTTTTAGGTTATGATTAAGTTTAAAGAATTTATATTAAGAGAGGGGGTTACAATATCAAACAAAGAAAAGTTTGATATGTGGGATAGCGTTCAACGTGGAGAGATTTCAGAGGATGAATTTCTAAAAGCAATAGAGTTTGAAAGATTCAAACCAAATAGTAAATTACAAGTAATTTCGCATAATGGTAATGATTTACATATCAGCGAATCTTTAAATGATAAAGATATACATACAAAATCTTTTTATAATGAAAATGGTAAAATCGATGTATGGGAACGTTGGATGGAACGTAATATATATGGAAACATCGTAAAGAGTTGGGATAACAGGGGAAATGAAAGATTGAATGATGAAAAAATTGACGAAAATGGTCAATTGACGAAAACTAAAATAAGAAAAGAAAATGGTAAATTGCATGTAAAACACATAGAAGTATTTGAAAAGAAACAACCAAATAGAAAAACAAATAAGATATATGATTACTATGAGGGTGAGAATGGTGTGGAGCAAGAGATAAAATATGAATACAAATACGATGAAGATGGAAGAGAGATTTATAAAAAAGAAAATTATATTATAGATAATAGAGTAATAGAAACTGTAAGGGAATATTGGGACGATGGCGTTAATAAAAATATAAAAAGATACGAAAATGGTAAATTAACGAAAGAAGAGAGTTTCACAAAAAAAGGTGATAGAAAATTACCTGAGAGTTTATCAAAGATAGCTGAAAAGAGAGCGGAAGAATATAATAGAAAATATCATGGAATATTTTTACATTCCGCTTCAAAGTATGATATTAAAAATTTAATTAAAATAAAAGAAGATGGAAATAAAGCGGAAATATGTGTTTCTACTCTAAGAAGCAATACCGTTTTTCAATCAGGATCGGATAGAGTCGTTATTGTTGGATTTGGAAATATAAGAGAACTGTATGATTATGATTCATATAGTGAAAGGGATGATGACGGAAGTAGGTATGCAACGCAAATGACAGACGGTGCTGATAATCCAGATTTACATAATATAAGAAAAGATCATATAGAGGGATATGATGACAAGTATCATTACGATGAAGGTTTTATGGATTTCTCCAATGCGGAAGTCGTTGCGGTATTTGCTGATTATGATAATGTAGTAAACAATTGGGTCAGTGTGGATGACGGTGGAAATATGTATTCCGATACGATTGTATATAAAAGAGAGTTACCTAAAATATATAAAGAATACAATAGCTATGTGTCAGATCGGGTCGATAAAATAAAAGTAAAATCTTTCAAGGAATTCATAAAGAAAATTGATCCAAACATAAAGGTCATTGGATTGAAGGATTTTAATAAATTACAAAATTCCGAAGAGCTAATGCGCTTAATGTATAAACTAAAAGGAGAGAAGGAATCATCTGAAATTATGGATGAACCCCTATACCCTTATGAGGAGAAGACAAATATTAAGACATTCAAGGAATATCTGAGATGTGAAAAACAATTGACAAATTATTAACAACATATTATAATAAGCTAATGGTTGAGTTGGAGATAAAAAAAGAATGGTTGGAAGATGCAAGAAAAAAAGCAAATGAAATGGGTCGCCTCAAGCATTCTATATTAAAGGGTAATGGAAACATAACAGGATTCGTGGGGGAATTCATGGTATCAAATTATCTAAAAGCGAGAATAGAAAATACATATGACTATGACATCGTGAAATATGATATCAAAATAGACGTGAAGAGTAAGAAATGCACATCAATCCCCAAACCCGAATATGACTGTAGTGTACCAGCATATAATACGAGACAGAATTGCGACTACTATGTATTTACAAGGATCATGGATAACTTTGAAACAGGTTGGATATGTGGTATTATATCCAAGGAAAAGTTTTTCAAGAATGCAAGGCTATACAAAAAAGGAGATATAGATAAAAGTAACTGGATGGAATTCAAAGAGGATTCTTATAATATGAAGATAAGGGACTTATTGAATTTTAAAGATCTGGTAAAATCATAAATTGGTTAATTATAACCGCTCATTTCCAAGTCTTGCCTCATTTCTTTCATCACATCCTCATCACCGTATCCGATGTTATATACAGTCTCAACCGTTTGATTATTAGTACCAATCCTCTGGTATGCCCATACGTATTTTAGATTACCCTTTGTTTTTTTGGAACCACCATCTTCATCTTCCGATTCATCATCGTCATCATCCCTAGTACCATATGGATCATAGTCTGGATCTTCCCACTTGTTTAGACCATAAGGAACACCATCCACATTTGCAATATATTCGAATTCATCTGCCAAGTAGTATGCATTATCGGAATTAAGTTTCTTGAATTTCAAGGCATTGGGAGGAATCTTGGATATAATTCTCCTTGCTTGCCATAATTGCGTCCCAAGGTTATTATTATGTCTATAATATTTGTCGCTTGCATCATGTATAACAGTATCAAGTATCTCCGCTACTCTATTACTATTTTTGATACCAACAACAAGGGAATCGAGATAATTGGCAAAATCCTCTGGACTCATTGCACGGAGTTCATCCACGGATTTCATAGCATTCTCTTTAAGTAAAATATATTCTTTAAATCTGATCATAGATATATTTATATTGAAAAAAAGAAATTGACAAAAAAATAAAATGCTTTAGGATAGAGAGAATATGGAAAAATATCCAGACCAAAAGGAGTGGAGCGATATCAAGGGATACGAGGAAAGATACGAGATGAGAATGATAGAGGTGGAGCCTTATTGTGAAATAAGGAGCAAGACTAAATTCAAAAAGAATTTAAAACAATATATAGAAGGTGGATATCTATGTGTGAACCTATACAAAGACCCAAAAATTAATCTAAAAAGAAAGAGAGTGCATAGGTTGATTGGATTACAATATATGCCAAATCCAGAGGGAAAGGAAACAATAAACCATATCAATGGAATAAAGACAGACAATAGGATAGAAAATCTAGAATGGAACACATCGGAAGAGAATTATGAACATGCAAGGGATAACGATCTACTTAAATTATTTCAGAATGGAGAGAACCATGCACAATTCTTAGGTGCAATAGAAATGTATGATAATGGGAAATTACTGAAAGTCATGAGAGGGAAAAGAGAAATAAGAAATGAGGGACTAAATGATTCCAAAGTATATGAGTGTGTGAATGGCAAGAGGGAATCTTATAGGGGTTATACTTTTAAAAGATTGTGAAAATTCTCTATATGGGAAATTCCTAAAAAATTATAAAAAAAAAATTTTAACTTTGGGTAATTTTAAAACAACCCCCACCCCCTATGTTTTGAAAAAACCCAATGGTCCGATTTTTGTAAAATTTTGGAAAAGATTTTTCCGCACACGCCCCCCACTTCCAAAAATCCAACCCCCTATTATACCAAATTTTGGTGGTCATGTCCAGCACAAAATTCACCCTAATAGAACTTTTTTTCTGGCACGGCAATTGCTGGTAGCACATACCATGCCAATATGGGGAACACTCCTGTAGCAAGAGCCGTGCCAATATAGTTGGCATACCATATGCTGGTAGCATTCCCCATGCCAACATTCCAATAGCATAAGTCGTGCCAACATTCTTGGCATAGTAGTTGCTCCCTGCATTCCCCATGCCAACATTCCAAATGCTCCCCATGATCTCCAAAGTTTGGCATACCATTTGCTGGTAGCATTCCCCATGCCAAGTCTGGATGACCCAATGCCATACCCATTATGGTTGGCATGATTCCTGCAATCTGCATTTCCCATGCCAAGATTCAAACCATGTAGAGGCGCAACTATTGGATAGGCGCAACCATCATTTGCGCCACTTGCCTATTGGTGAAGCTGCAAGGTATCTACAAACGCTTTGACCCCCATCTCCGCTATGATGGTATTGCTGACAAATAAAAACGATTCCTACGCCATCCTCAAGCGTTCCGCGAAGGCACAAAAAAAAGGGGGCATAACCATTGCTGGCTATGCCCCCCTCGCTCTTTGACTCCTGTTGCTTACTTCTTCGAGGATGGTGCAGGGTAGTTCACTACCTCAACCAACTCCTGCTTTGCTCTGGTGATACCCACATATATGAGGTTCTGTTCCTGTCCCTTCTGCCACTCTTTACGAGCAGCTTTGGAAGGCATGAACTGAGGTCGATCAAGAAGGAAAACCCGATTCCACTCAAGTCCCTTCGAGCGATGGACGCTCGAAAGAACCAAGCACTCTGGCACTTGCCCGAATGGGGTATCCCCGAACATCCGATCAATCGATGCGAACAGGTCAGACTTGGTTGTTTGACCTGCATCGATGCAACGATCAATGAGTGCAATCAGCGTTTCGCACTTGTCCTCAAGTGCTTCAGACTTATGCAACTGATCCTTCTTGGTGAGCTTGTCGAGTTCCTTCGCAAGATAGGCATCAACCCGATCACGCAACTTGCTCAAGTCATTGACCTTCCAACGATTGGCGAGTGCCTTGATGCTGTCTGCCACATTGCGTCCCTCGATCCGACAAGGGATACCCTTGCGAAGCAACTGGAAGGCAATGCTGGCAAGTGGTGCGTTCTTCCTGCACAGAATGGCATCTGCTTTGCTGAATCCCCATTGGGAGAAATCAGAAGCGAATGAAGACCAATCCAACTCACGCACGATGCCGTCCTGTTGTCCCTCGAATGACTGGATTTCAGCATTCCACTTTTGGGCATGGGCAACGATGTTCTTGGCACAACGATAGCAGGTTAGCAATGGGAGACTTACTGCATTGGTAGCCTCCTTGATCTTATCCATGCTGTCATGGTCAGCACCAGCAAAACCATAAATGGCTTGCCGTGAATCACCTACCGCGATGAACCGACCATTTGGTGCAAGGTGCAGTTGGGCAACCTTCATGCGAAGGTCAGAAGTGTCTTGAGCTTCGTCAACCACAACCCAATCATACTGCTGTTGAGCCTTTAAGCCCAAATAGATTGGAGCATAAATCTGATCGTCGAAATCGATCAGATTGGTATTGATGCTCTGGTTGCTGATGGTTAAGACCCGCTTTGCAAGGTCGATAACCTCATCCTCCGTAAACCCACAATCGTCGTCATCCTCGCATCCTGCTTTCTCTGGTATGCTTAACGCATGGTGATCAATGATTGCAGACCATGTAGCATTATCGCCAAATGGTTTGGACTCGACTGCACCTACCCCGCCAATCTTCGCAAGACTAACAAGGCGAGACAGGAATGGCAGAAGCACCAACTTGGACTTGTCGTTGCCGATCAAGTTTTTAGCGATGGTGTAGAGTTTCTGACCATCCAGATTATACCTACCCTTTCGAGCAGATGTTAGCATCCCGAATCCCAATGCGTGAAAGGTCTTCACGCAAACTGCTGGATTGGTGATTTTTGCAGATGCCTCAACCGCATTTTTGCGATTGAAGACAAGGTAGAGGATTCTACCCTGCATCCTAGACATTGCCTCGATCATTGTCGAGGTCTTGCCGCTACCCGCAACCGCTTGAATTATAGCGTTTCCGCTACCATTCTCGACCCAATTCATTACTCCCTGCTGGTGATTTGACAATTTTAACATATACTTACTTTCTAATAGTTTAGAGGATAAATTATTTAAGAGGTTTACATCATCCTCTGGATGTAAACCTCTTGGTTTATTGTTCTTGGGGGAACAAGTTAAGGTTTAACCGAATACTAATTCTACATGAAAAGTGCCGTTGCAATTTTCAGTTACCTCGCAATTTCCCTCATAGTATTTGAGGAACTCGCAAAGTGTTTTGACCGAATGGAATGTGAGTGTTGTTCTCATGGTATTAACCGAATACTACCTCATTCAGAATTGCCAACTGGAGGAAAACATCTGCATCCTCCGCATCGTAATCTTCGTCACATATTGCAACGAAACGATCTGGATACTTTTCTGCCAGCAATTCCAAACCTTTCTCAATAGACTGAAGGTTCAGTTCTCCCTCACTTTCACCATCCGCATCGATTGTGACCGATCCTCCTTCGTTGAGGGGCCAGTCGTAGTATCTATGTGGTTCTGCATCAGATGCAAATAACTCTGAACGAAAAGTGATTTTCGTTGGAGCTTGAGTTGAAACAACTGATGCCCAATAGTTTGAACCTCCCTCAAATGCTGTTGAGATGAGATCGGATACTGCATTTTTACCTAACTGATTGATTCGCTTTAACATATTTTGTAGTGCGTTGCCCCTCACTTTAGCAATGTGCTTTCCAAGACTTGGGACTTGGCAAAGCGTAAAACATTTACGCTTTGGTAGTTTAGCAACAGGAATGTCAAGGAGCAAAATCAACATGGAACGAATCGAGAGCATGGCAGGGCAAATATTGCGCCGATTCGGACTGCACCCGATTTACAACGCAAACTCACCAAGCATGGATAGAAACGATCAGATCGGAGGGATGGCAAGGCGAGTCGAAAAAACGCCAAACCCCATCCCACAAGAACCCGAATGTCACCAAGAGCAATCACCTCGATCAGCACCGCACTCCGATCTGGTGAGCCTCCAATTCTACACATTCAGTCTCCTATGTCGAGAACTATTTTCAATTTATTTTTCTTTTTTTATTGAGAATGAGTCTCAAAATTATTTTTATTTTTCTGAATTTTTTTCTCGACATTGGAAACGATCTGCTGTATTTTATTCTTAGTTTTATTAATAGTGGAGTCTCGATTCTTAATCAGGACGAACAGGATGTAAAAATCCGAGGGTAGGGGACTGGAGCCTGCCCAAAAATAATTAGTTGAGAATGAGTCTCAATATCATTGAGAATGAATCTCATTATCAATATCTGTATATCGTTATATAACGATATATCTATATAGATATATAATAATAAAAGATTCTTTGATTCAATTATACCAAACCATCCCAACAATGTCAAGCACAATTTGTGTCATATATAAAAATAAAAACCTTTGGATCATTATAACACAAATTTGTGGTATCTGTCAAGAACAAAATGTGTCATAGAACAAAAAAAATTCAAGGCTTCGGAATTTTAAAACCTTTGGATCATTATACCATGAATGGGTGATTGAAGTCAAGCACAATTTGTGTCATATGTGAAATAAAAATATTGGCACGATTCTTGCATAAAGCAAAAGCCATGCCAATGTTTTGGAATTGGCAGAATTGTGTTGGCATGGAAATTGCATTATAGCAGATACTATGCCAACATTGAATTATATGTGCATTGTATGTGTAGATGTAGTGTATGTGATATACATGATTGCGCGGCAACATCAGACCCCTGCGAGGGGAATCTGGACAAGATTTTCTATTGGATAGTATTTTTTATTAGATAGGCGCAACCATTATTGATATGGAATTTTAATTGGTTTTATTGTATGGCTTAACCTTGAGTTCATTACCCTTGCGATAATACTGCCAAGATTTTCCAGTCTTGGGAGAAGTGAATACCTCCCCTGCATAGACATATCGTTTCTTGTTCTTCTCAATATCATGGTGACTGACAATATACCAACCATCCATATACTTGTCATATACCTCATCGTGTTCGTTATGTGAGCAATACATATTATTGATTTGTTTTTCTTGTTTCCTTACATTCTGGATAGTTTGTGCAACCAAGAAACTCCCCAAATTTGCCTTCGCGCAACAGCATAGGGTTTCCGCAATTACAAGATTGGGATGGGGATTTGTGGAATACCTCATGGATGCGAGATTGCAGATTCTTGCGCCATCCTTCAACCCTGTTTACCCTGCGACAAGATACCACTTTTTTGGTTTCATTTTTTAGGGTTCTTGCGAACACATTAACCCGAATTGCATCCTCCCCACAACCTCTGGATTCAGAA